CCTGTTCCAAAATCATGGTCAGGTCCTCGTCAGTGGTACCCATCATGAATATCACAATGGAAGTATCCAAGTGGTCCACTGCCTGGTGTTCAATGGAGGGGTTGACGTAAGTCGTCCCCGTGGAACTCAGCCTGTCCGCCCTGTACTCAACTGGGGAGCCGCTCATCGGAACATAGATGGCGGTCAATCCCTCCTCTTCCATCCTAGCAGCATCGTAGAATTCGCACTCGTCAGACTCAAGTGCGTCCTGCATAATGGTTGTCGAGCCAGGCTTGCCAACCATGTAGAAAATGCCGATGGCGCCTCCCCTATCAACAGCTCTCCAGCGTTGATAACTCTCACTCCCATAGAAACGGTGCGTACAAACACAAAGTTTGATGAAAGTGTGGAGTTGTGGGGATGGCCAGCGGAAGTCCAGGTTTCAGATCCCGATGCCAGGGCTGAAAGTTCGTAAGTCCAGGCCCCAAGGCCAGTAGTCGAGTTGTACACAGTCACATCAGTGGTAAAGATCATTGCCGTTGCGCGATCTGTCGTCGCGACTGAATCATCCACTGCTTGTGGTTTATATCTCATGACCGCACGCCCTACAGAAGAGGGGTACGGACTAGAGTCCGGAATTCGAGCCCCTGAGATGTGGAAAGGATCCACCAAGCTCTCGGCATAGACCTTGGCGTTTTGGGCTACCATTGCATCCACATCCTTAGTGGTTCTGGGCCTAGCGCGTTGGTTGGACGCGATAGGTTTGCGAGACTTCAACGCTTGGCGGCGCTGTCGTCTCTTCGTGGTTCTTCGGTTTGGTTGGGAGTTTGACATCCCTAAGCGTACACCTCCGGCCCATACACTGCGAGTTGATCCTCTATGGGTGGAAAGTGCACTCTCCTGTCAAGTTCAAGCTTGACTACACCGAAAAATCTTTCGAGTTCGAGCTGCTTCTTGATGCCTATGCCGGTTGCCAGGGCAAAACTAACCCTACAATCACGGGATATCTCTGACACTTCACACAGATTCGGCATTGTTTCATACTTCATTCTGTAGTAAATTGACTCAATAGCCCGTGATGAGAGTGGTTTGGCCCCACCTGAATTTCGCAACAACATCAAGGCGAAGGATTCGAGGACTGGTACGCCACGATTCAAACAGTATTCACAACCTCCGATAGCGGCCAACAGCGGACGCACACATTTCGTGTCCGCGTAATATTTGGTCCCAGAGAGGGCAGTAGACAAGACTTTGTGGACATTACGAATGAGTCTAGGTCCATTATCCGTCATAATGAACCTACACTGACACCATTCTAGTTCACTTAGCCGATGGGCTACTCCCTCAATCTTGATTGAGAACCCGTAATCCTCGAAGCGATATAGTCTTCCCAGTGCCGCTCGCAGATCTCTACGTTCCAGAAACACAAGCACGTCATCGCCGTCATCGAGTAGATCATACTTGATCCCCTCGAACGCGGCTGCGCACATTATGCACATTATGATGCAGTTGCCTAGGGCGGTATTCATGTCTCCCGACATGCGCCGGCCATTAGCCACGTACTTAATTCCATGGCTAGTGCTACCCCTATTACGGAGTTGCCACGACAAAAGCTTCTTGAACGTGGGACTGTCATTACACCAGGTGTAGACACTATGCTCTATCTGGAGCATCTCACGGCTGACATGCTTGTCAAACCTAGATGCGTCCAACGATAGTATACAGGGTTCGGCAAATTGCCTCCACTTACGTAGAATTAATTCAG